AAACAACGCCAATTTTTCCGGTACGAACACCCGGATTTGGTGAGAGAGGGGATTGTTTTCAGGCATGAGCAAGGCGAAAATGTACGGCTGTTTCAAGCCGGTGAAGCGGAATTGCACCCCGCCCCGGTGGGGGAAAGCGAGAAATGATCCACCTTGGATGACCATTTTCGTGAGGTCACTGAAATGGTTTAACCGCCTCGAAATCGACACTGTTAGGAGAGACCAATGACACGAAAACGATTTGTAAAGCTGCTCATGTCGAAAAGCGTTAAGCGGAACAATGCAAACAGGATTGCGCAAGAGTTCCGGAAAGGGTCTTTGCCCTATGAATTTGCATGGATAGCTTTGGAGTGGAGATTTTAGGGAGAATGAAAACAAGCGATAAGCCCGGGGCAACCCGGGCGGGAAGGAGATAACATGCAACTTGCAGAAAAGCAGGAGTTGGTACGGCTCTTAAATCTGTACCAGGCGGAACTTATAACAGCGAACGATGCCAACATCCGGGAAGCCAAAAAGCACCCGGAAAAGAAGTGGGAAGGCAATTATAAACTGGGTATAAAAGCCAAGTACGAACACGCCAGAATCATCGCCACGAAGTTGGCGGTGGAGATCGGCAAGGAAATGAAATCTTATTGGGAATTGCCATAGGAGGGAGATAACGATGGAAGAAATCGAATTGAAGCCTTGCCCGTTTTGTGGGGGTAAAGTTAGCCTTGTTCTGTGCGATGACGAAGGAAATCTGCATGATGAGGCATATAGAGAACATCCCTATAGTGGGCTTGGCTTCATGCTTCACCACGCTCACGAGGAAAACCCGGAATGCCCGATTGCAAGCTATGAGTGCGATGGCGGGATTTTGGGACGTGTGTATATTTACGACACGGAAGAACAAGCTGCTGAAGCATGGAACCGGAGGGCTGACAATGGCTAAAGCGGTACTTATCAGCATCCGCCCGGAGTGGGTGGAGAAGATTGCCAACGGGCGGAAGACAATCGAGGTTCGCAAGACAAAACCATATTTGGGAACGCCTTTCAAGTGCTATATATACTGCACAAACACAAGGCCGTTCCTTGTGTGGGGTGATGTTTTCCGGGGCGATTGGGTTACGGAGTTTCCCCGTCTTTTGGGGTATTGCAGAGCGGAAGCAGATAGAACCTGGGACGTTTTCAATGGGTATGTTGTTGGGGAATTTGTATGTGATTGGGTTGAAACCATCAAGGCGGCAACAGAACCGTATGGAATCTACGATGTGGACGATGACTTTGTGGCGAAGACCAAACTTGTGGACGGTGCTTTGTGGGACTACGGAAAAGGTGCAACACTGTACGGGTGGCACATTTCCAACCTAAAAATCTACGATATGCCGAAGCCACTCTATCGTTTCAAACCATGGAACCGTGAATGTAAATACAACGACCTGGGTATCGCCATTCCAAAGTGCGGGGAGTGCCAAGATTGCATTGTAAAAAACCCACCCCAGAGTTGGTGCTACGTGGAGGAATTGAAATGAGTGATTACATAAGCCGGGAGGCGGCGATTGAGAAGATTCGGGTGGCAGGCTGCACTGACTGTGGCGGAAGTAGTGGCACCATTTGTGGATTTTGCGACTTTTAAAACGCTGTACGCCTAATTAAGAGCCTCCCCGCCGCCGACGTGGAGCCGGTGCGGCATGGACGGTGGAAAATTCGCCGGAAGTCAGACTGGCCAGAATGGACAATTAGAATTGTGTGTTCTTCATGTGGCCTCATAACTGGGCAAAAGAGTAAATATTGCTCCAGCTGCGGCGCAAAAATGGATTTGGAGGATGACAATGGCACATGATTTTTTGGGAAATGAATTAAGCGTTGGAGATGATGTTGTATTTCTGAACTACAACGGAACTTCTGCCAACTTAGAGCGAGGAAAAATTACAAGAGTATCAGAACATACAGCAGAAATCAGCGGAAAACGTAGAGCGGAATACAAGATTATCAAGGTTAATCCCGTGAAACCCACGATGGGCAACACATGGATGCCGCTTCCAGAATTGCCGAAGGAGGAAAACGATGAAACGATTGACGGTAGAACACTGGCAAAATCTTGATCCGTGGGAATGCTGCGGGCAGGATAACTACTGCATGCGCCCTAACAATAAGCCGGGTGGGTGCCGAAATGGCTGCATAGTGCCAAAGCTCTATACTCGCCTTGCACAGTATGAGGATTCAGGGCTTTCACCAATGGGAATGCACCTACTCCCATCGGCGCCGAAGGAAGGAGGCACAGAGAAATGAGCTATGATCTGAGAATCGCCGTTAAGGTGGATGGATGCGATAAGTTCGCACAAATCGCCGAGCCGGAATACAGCAACCCCACGTATAATCTGGGCAAGATGTTCCGGGCTTGTACCGGGTGGGATTACAAGCAGGGAGAATATTACAGGTGCTCCGAGGTGATCGGGAATATCGAGAAAGGCGTTAAAGAGCTGCGGGCAAACAAGGCGCAATACAAGCAGTACGAGCCGGAAAATGGCTGGGGAACGGTTGCCAGCGCAGTGGTTGCACTCGAAAATCTGCGGGATTGCATCTATGAGCAGGCAGAGGAAATTCCGCTGGATTGCCTGTATGTGGCATGGTAGGAGGTGCTGGGAATGAGTGAAAGACAAGAACACCGTCAGCGTCTT